ATTGATATTTAGCGTCTGTGCATAATCTTTGACAATCAGTGGTGCATCTTTTGGACAATAACTCTTGACCAGTTTCATCAACCCAACATCAAAGATATCGTCACCGACAAAAATAATTTCACTAGGAGAAACTTCATAATCCTTACAAATCTCAGGAAGATAATCTGCCTTCTCTTTATTTCTAGTAACAATCACATCAATGTTTCTGTTATTGGCTATTTCAACATTATAACCATCTCCAGTGAGAAACATAACATTAATACCCAATGCACGAAAACGTTTAATGGCTGTCCAATCTTTATCACAGAACGTCTTTAGTCTAACTGTTCCTTCTCGGTCATAATACTTCTTGCCATCAGTCATTACACCATCTACATCAAGTATCAATAATTTAATCATTCGAATCTCTCTAAAACCTCGGGGTGAACGGGGAAATGGTTAGTCTTATAATCTGCCTTACAAATTGAATAGTACAAATTGTCATGGCTATTTTGTTCAATGTCAGATAAAACAACCATCTTTTCTCTTGGAATATATTGTACTAACTTATTCATAAGACCATGAGTATCAGGCAAATTCCTATATGCATGATATGTTTCTCTCATAGAAATGTGAGCAAAGTTTGTCATTGAACCTGGCCACATGTACATGTTATCACAAGTCCAATTCAAATGTGCAACACCTTTTTCCATAAACAAAAAGTTAAACTTGTCAAACTGAATGTTATCAATTGGTTTGAACCAATGCAAATCTAATCTTGTGAATATGACAAAATCAAAGTTTTTGTTCAAAAGGTTTTCAAATGAAGCAATCTTAGATGTGAATGTATTAGAACCTTCAAAGTTAGAATAGTAAACACCGGCTGGTTGAACCATCTCATAGAATTCTTTTTCAAGTTGTTCATCAGGTATCTTATAAGATGAAACAAATACTTGAACTTCATGGCCCATATCTCTCAATGGCTGAATAATGTTCTTGTTGATATTTGGCCAACAATGTTTGAAATCTTTAACACTAGGTTGACCATCACGCATAAACTGGCCATATAATAGGCCATATAATGATACTGCTATCTTCATGCTGTTCTGTATACAAATAATTGTGATTCGTCTTCTTGTTCATACTTTTGTTGAACAAATTTCTTCCATTCTGGCACACGGTCATACTGGTGAACAATACAATATTCTTTGTGTTCAAATGTCTTTACAACACCTTCTTCGAACACAGGTTCACCTTCTAACAAGAATGGTCTAAATGCTTCAATCTTAGATGGATCAACCATTGTACCTGCTTGACAAGCCCATGCATGTTTGTTTTGTGCAAGAAATATTTTGCTCTTATATGGTTGTGTATTGATTAACACATTGAATACTGCTTGGTCAACAATAGGAATAGGCCTATTAATTGCATTGGTGAAAATATTGAATACCAAGTCTTTCATGTATTCGGAAGTACCACCAAGAACACCAACATTGTATATTGTGTTATCTTTGAACTGCTGATGTACATATGGACCATAGGCTTGCATGAGATTATCGTTACCCCATGGTTCATCACAATAACGCATACCTTCAGAACCAGCTACAAGTTCATCAGTACCATTTATAAAATTATCTTCCATCCATTTGAATGGAGATGATTGAAAGAAAACATCTTTGACATCGGTAGTCACAACGTACCGATATTTTTCCCAATTCTTTCTGAGATAATCATAGATGGATAAAAAACGCAACACATGAATTGGCACATTCATGTTTGGCATATTCACAATATCAAAGCCTTGTTCTGATAACCAATTCCTTGTTTCAGGTGATGCATTACCAACACACATCACTTTGTCTGCATCAGGCATCGTTTCATTGACTGAAAGTATCCAAGGTTTGAGTTGGTTGATACCGTAGTTTGTACAACCACCAATAATTAAATCTTTTTGCGCCATGGGAACTCTCCATTATATCGTTTGTTCATTATCTCATTACCATTTTCAAAAAATTCTGCCGTGACAGAACCAGGATTACCGTTAACACGGTAGTTGACTGTATATTCTCTTGTACAATCAAATCTAGGAAAGTGTTGAGCAATTGCTCCCAAAAACACTCTATCTTGTCCCCATCCTCCGTGCCATGCAGAGGCCAATTTTATCGCAACTTCAGTTTTAATGCAATAACAATTTGTGTCTACGTGATTGACACCTTGATAAGTTTGCCACTTGCCAAGAGATTCACAATTATCATCACATAGGTAATTACCATTTTTGTCAATAATAGAACGCAAAGAATAACTCCAATCGAGATTATGTTTTTCGATTGTGTCAATACAAGTTTCTACGTGGTCTGGCTTAAATGTGTTATCTTGATCCAAATATAAAACATATTCAGTATCAATTAAGTGTGTGAAAGAAGCATAGATTCTGTGGCCATAAAATCCTTTTGCACCAACATTCAAAGGCAAATAACAAACTTTAAGAAAAGGATTGCCTGCGTATTCATCTGATATTAGTTTGACTCTTCCTGAAAAGTCTTTACCATCACAAATCAGATAACATTGTGTGTCTATGCTTTGGTTTAATACAGATTCAATAGCATGTTTTACATCAGATGAACCTGTTGTTGGTATAATTACTGTCGCTTTTTTCATAACAAAATCCTGTTTTAATTAAGAAACTTTTATAAAAGGTGCGCTATTATCTGTATTAGATAGAGCATATCCTAAAGCACCTTGAACAAATGAGTTTCTTTTCTTTTCTGGTGCTGACATTAGAATGTCAATCAACTTTACTCCCAAATATTTAGAATAGATTTTATCAGCTGATGTCTCACTCGACTTTGCAGCAGCCATAAAAGATTCTTCTGACATTCCAGGTTCTGCATACTTAGAAAAAGTTTTGTATAATTCTTTAATCAACTTTTCATCTTTCGACCTTGCTGATGATATTACTGATTGTTGATTTGGAAGTTGTTCTAAACCTAAATCTTTGAGTATCAAATTGATGGGCCCATATGCAATCTTACCGTACTTTGCAACTTTTCCAATTAACTCACCTTGCCATCCAGATAAATCTGCAAAAGAACGCAATTGCATTTCAATTTCATCCTCACCTTTACCATAAACATAAACATCTTTTGAAGAAAATATATTTGAATCTTTCTTTTCTGCTTTAACTCTAAATCCATTCCAAACCATAGGTGCTCGTTTTTCACCAACATTATAGTTTGTTTGGTGAATAGTATTCAAAGTTTTCTTTAATGAAATGCCAATCAAATCTCTATCTTTCAAAGCATTTAACAAGTCACGGTTCAAACAGTCCAAAGTTTGACATTCGCTAATATCTAACTTGAAACCTTTTCTTGCAACCCAAATATCTGCTGGAGACCATTTGTTGATATTTGCAAAAGGAGTTTCCATTTTTCTATTAAGTTCTGAAAACTTTTTATTAATCATGTCCACTAGACTAGAACCACGATGAAAAATATATTCATCTTGTTTGAACAAACCATTTACCAAAAATTCAGCACAACGTTCATAGTGTTTCAACCATTGTTCATCTGTCTGTGAAATCATGTTTTTATCTGTTTCATCAACATCATAAAGGTCCTTAACATCTTTATAGTGCTTAATTACCGTGGCCAAATCAGCAGCACCATATTTTGTATACACGGCAGACCAAAGACAAACAGAAGATTCATTCATCTTTGTATTTTCTGCACCTGCACCAGAACCACCGCCACCACCTAAGTCTTTGCTCTTTGCTATCTTATTCAAATTGTATGGTCGATTTTTAGTATCTTTCAATACAATTGAATTGTAACCTTTGTTGTCGCCAGGAACCAATGCAGCAATTTTATCATATACTGCTTTTTCATATTTGAAAACGACCGGTGGTCCACTTGCCATTTCAAATGGTTGTTCATTTTTATATTTGTCTAAAATAATCTTTTTTCGGTCAGGTCGTGAACCAGTTGGCTCTTTGAAAAAATCTGCAGCGGAAAGTGCACCCATCTTAATCCTCCATAATAAAAATATTTATCTAATGATTTGAATGTCTTTGCCTGATGTCCAAACTTCAAGTTCGGTTCTCAGTCTTCCTTCAGATTTCAATGTTTCATAACGATTGGTGGCTTTGTTTTTCCACCAAGCAACTATGTTTTCCAATTCAAACTTATCATAGTTCTCATCTTTGATTAACACATCAGTCTTGCCGTTGACAACATCAATAAAGTTCTTAAACCCATAGTTTGAGATGTAATAACGTTTTTGTTCTGTCAACTGCTTCGCATTATCTATCACTTGGTTGAATTTGTCAAGCTCTGGCGTACCTTTTAATGCACTTTTAACCAAAGAAATAATCTTCATACTAATCTTTAGTTTCTTACTAGATGCATCTTCATCAACAATCTTACCAACTCTATCTTGTACATAGTCTCTCAAATCTGCATATGGTTTGCCATGCATCATTGGTAAGAAATCACTTTCTGTTTCACCTTTGTGACGAATGTAAGGCTTCATACCATCATACTGTGAAGATGATTTGGTGGAACCATACAAACTTGTTGTTTCAAAGAGACATAAATTCATGTCATACTTTTTATTGACCATTTCACGGACGGTATGAGAACAACAAATGGCAGCCAATAATTTACCACCAAGATAATTGTAACCAAATGGTTGTGCAGGAACAATCACAAAGCCCATCATTGCAGTATTGTTAAATGATTTACCGCCTTCTGGAGTCTGCGTAAACACTTGTCCTAGCATTGCATTTCTAGGTTTACAGTTGATTACAGGTGAACCTAAACGAATGAATCCTAGAAACTTATCCGTGTTCTTCTCTTTGACTGCTAGATGTAAACTACGACCTACTGGTCTGATGTTGATATGAGATGAAGTGATGTTTAGTAATGATTCCCAGAGACCATTATTAATACAAACGACTTCAATATCCATATCACTAGGAGACATTGAAAAATCAGAGAATAAATCATCTTCTGGTGCAAATAAAGGGTTTGAAGGCATTTCTGCCAAAGATGCCAACTTTTGGTCACGCATGTATTCATCAATTCTACTGAAACTGCTGAAATAGTCTTCAAATACTTTTGCACAGTGTATTGCCTCTTCTTTAGTTAAATTCATACCTTAAATCCATCAAATGACTTTTTATTTAGCTTTTTAGGTTCAGCAAATCCTGGCCCAGCATCAACAACGCCTTCTTGACCTGATTGTTCAACATCATACAGTTTCATCTTTGCTCTGTCAATACCAACTGTGAATCTTTTATAATAAGTTGGATCATTATAACGATTCTTCAATTGTTTGACCATCAACTGACCCATTTCTTCTAATTCTTCAGAAGAAATCAAAGCAAACATCAAGTCGGCGGTAGCCGGCAAACCGAAACTCTCACTAGTATCTTCGAGTCCTGGATCGGAAGAATTATAACCGGATCTTGTGGTCTGAGTTGCAGAAACAATTGGGACTCCGAATTCAACGGCAAGTCCACGCAATTCTTCAGCGATTGATTTGACATAAGTGTAAGAATTGATGTTTGAGCCTGCTTTAATTCTTGAACTGCAACATATGTTGAGATAATCAACAAAAATAATATCAGGTACAAAAGATTTTTTAAGGTTGAGTTCATTCAATAAAGTCCTAAAGTGTGTTACGGAAGCGGAAGCGGTTGGGTATTCTTTGATGATAAGTTTACCTGTTGTTTTAGATTTAACTTTCTCAACCTTCTTGTCATACAAGTCTTTAGGAAGATTAATCAATTCATCTAGTGATACGTTCAATAAGTTAGCATCTATCCTTTCAGCAATACGTTCTTCAGCCATTTCCATAGTGATATACAGAACGTTTTTACCCATCGACATATTTCCAGCAGCAACATGGCACATAAACAAAGACTTACCCACACCAGTGCCGGCAAGAGCAATATTAAGTGTTTTAGCAGGAAGACCACCTTTTGTAATCTTGTTAAAGAATTCCAAATCAAAAGGAATTCTTTCTTCATGTCTGTGGTAAAATTCATATCTATCATCACTATTCTCCAAATAATCATGTCCTACAGATGTGTCAAACGTTACCGCAAGTGCATCTGATAAGATTTTGGGAATTTGACCTTTGTCGTGTAATTTGTCTTTGCCATCGAGTATTGAAATAGACCCCAATACAGCGTTGTAAATGGCTTTTTCTTGACAAAATTTTTCTGTTTTATCGACAAGCCATCGAATGTCGGACTGTTCACTGCCAGATGTTTGAATCTCCGTAAGGTAAGTCTCACATCTTTGTAATTCATCGCTCGTAAGATTTCGCCTTTCTTTGACGGCAATAGAGAGAGCTTCAATCG